ATAGATGCAAGAAACTCGCAAACGCGACTTGGAAAATGAAACAGAAATACGCACAACTCAGAAAAGATAAACAGACTCGGGTGATTCAGGTCATAGAAAAAGCACCCGAAAAGGTTGTAGAGAAGAGACATGCAGTACACACTTGCCAAGCAGTGACGCTGGCTGGCAAGCCGTGTGGATTTAAGGCTGTGTGTGGTGGTTTCTGCAAGAAACATCAACCAAAGATAAAATATTAGTTTACTATAAATGTTAGATCAAGAGACATTACGTCCAGTTGTAATATCAATGGCATTGTATGTCGTCATCGCTAAGATCATTCCAGAAAATGTTAAGAAGCCCACAAACATTGGATTCATCGATGACATCGTATCCATGTTGATCGCTCAAAAGGGTGCCATTGCCTCAGGTGCCATTCTTACGGGACTCATCGTTCTCCTTACCAATTACATCATTGATGAATTGTTGTGAGACGTGTTCTTTCCCAACCAATCGTTTCGTGTGTGAGTGATCCATGTATCTTAATCTTTTTTCGTACGCATCATTCATGAATTCCAAGAGTTGCTCTTTGTTTGGTTTGCCCCACTGCATACCTTTCTTAAACAAGAAGTCATCATTCTGCAACTCTTGAAGTTCACAATCGATCGTGTACGGTGTTTTTACATATTCGGGTGCACCCCCGTAATCCGTAATGATCACAGGTTTATCACGCATTGCCGCTTCTACAGCACCCATACCGACGCCTTCAGAGCTCGAAAAGCTCACGTAACAGTCTGAGAGTCTGTGTATCTTATCCATTTCTTCGTCAGATACCAGACCATTGATGACTTCCACATTTGGTAATTTTATTTGAACTGGTTGATTGCACGTGGCTTTCACGATGAGTTTGGCGTCCGGTTTATTGAGACGCACAAACGCTTCTAAAATGCCCCTAAAATTCTTACGTTGGTCCATGATGTTTCCTATGTGGTAAAACGTGTATTTGTCCGTGTGAGGAATGTGTGCCCGTACTACATAGAATTCCGTGTTTGGAAATTGTCTCGAAAAAACCTTTTTACAGAATTCACTCGGTACCGCGATCCGGTCAAATAATTCAAAAAGTTTCCCGTAGTCTTCGTGTACTGTTTCGGTTTCACATACAGTCATACAGTGAAGGTGTTTGACTTTGCGTTTTAAATCCGGAATCCTATTTAACCAAAAATCAGTTGGGAGTGCAAATATAAAAGCTCGTTCACACGGAGGAATTTCTTCTTGAATTTGAACATATTTCCAATCTGGGAATAGATCCGTGTATTTCTTCGCGTGTTGCCCGATTCCACTCAGTAAAGTTGGTCCAATCACCAGCATTACATTTAAAGATAATATTTCCTTTATGTATATTATAATGGAATCTCTCAGGCAAGAAATCCGCGATGAAATGAAGTCCCTCCGTGTCAACAAGAAGCATGTCTACGACATCTTGTTGCGATTGGTTGACGAATTGGACAGTGCCAAGTCAGCTCCAGCTCCAGCTCCAGCTCCAGTTGTTGAACCAACTCCAGGTCCGGCTCCAACTCCAGCTCCAGCTCCAGTTGCCGAAGCTCCAGCTCCAGTTGTTGAACTAAGAACTCCAACTTCAACTCCAACTCCAGTTGCCGAAGCTCCGGCCCCAGTTGAAGAAGCCCCAAAGCCAGCGCCGGTGAAGAAGGTCGTCAGACGTACTAGAAAGAAGGCTGCGGAGGAACCGAAACTGTCTGCTTAGATATGTAATAAACACCACCTAATATGAGAACTATCAATAAAACAAGATAGCTAAAAGGGTATTTCTTAGTTTCCTTTCTAGCTTTCTCTAATTGATCTGCATCGGGGAGTTTTTTCACGTTGTGATTGAGGTTATCTATCTTCCCCATGAGACGATCGAGTGCATCCAGAATCTGCAATTCTCTGTTTCTTGGTTTTTTCTTTACATCTATGGTCGTGATTTCTATGATCATGTAAAAGGACACGGATGGTTTAAGAAGTTCATAGTCTCCATCACCCTGCGACTCATAGAGTTTGAAATGTGTTTTTTGGATGGATATTGGATTAAACAGAGATGTTTGTCGTTGGAACGATCTCCATTGTTTGTCTCTCAAAATGAATGAATTGCTCCCGGAGAATGTACGCTCCAATGGTATGCGTGTCAGTATTTGTCCGTTTCGTTCGTCGAGTATTTGGGCTCTTTTGGGTATGTCATCGCATACGACATCTATGTATTTGGATACATCTGTGTTACCAGCGGAATCAGATTCGCCCACTTGTGTCACGTAAAAATCAACCACTTTGAATCCTATCACTTTTGTCATGTCCTCCATGTGTATGTTTGAGTCGAGTGAAAAATCAATCGTAAATGTGTTGTTAGACCCATTCACGAATTCTGAATCAACTGTGATGTACTGGACTTTCTTCGGTACCTCGTAGAGATCCATCTTGTATTTAAGATAGATAAAAAAAGAAGTCGTTAAACACGTAATGTGGTGGCTTTACCCACGCGCTTTCTGTTACGCTTTTGCTACTACCTGGATATACAGGTACATCAGAGGGACGTTTGTCGTGATCGCACACGTCCCAGAATACATCGAAGATTTTATGGACGAATTCTCTTGGTCTAAACTCGGCGACAAACCAAAGAGATTTTTGAGAACTATTCAAAGTGAACATAAAAAGCTTGAAGAATATCATCTAAGTAAGAAGAAGGAAGAATGAGTTTTTACACAAGATTGCTTAGTTACTTGTCTCCCAGACAAGAGGAACCTAAGTACATATACGATCAAGGTGACTACGAGGTAGTCATCGCAAAAAACGAAGTCGGGGAAAAGATAATTCTCCATTTTCAAAAACCTTATAAAGGTGTGGTGCATGTATAATGCAAGATGACTGCTTCTCTCTCACGACCGATGACTACCGCCTCGCGTTCTGCCAAGCGACGAGTTCGCTCTGCAAAGACGTACAAATCCTCATATGGCAAGGGATTGTCCATTCCAATGAAACACCGAAATGTCCAGATGCACCAAAAAAGCCGAGAACATTCAATCAATACACTGAACATCGGGGAACTAAATGTTCTCCTAAGAAACTTACGTATGAACCAGATTTATGGTGATGGACACTCTCAAATTTATCAACCCGCCATTGATCTCGTTAAAAATCGCCTTTATCAATTGAGGGCTGAAGAAAGTATGGAAAATGTGAATGAGTACATTTACTGTTGTTCTGAACTTGAAAGATACAGGGATATCGAAAATCGCAACATTGAAAAGGAACGTTTTTATAGTAAGTTCAAGCACTGGACTCCAAGTGAAAGACACGATGAATATGTTTCTGATGATAAATTGGCGGAAGTTCAAGTTCGACTCTATGAAATCAGTGAGCGATGCCGTGATTTTGAAAATCGTGAACGCGTTTTTAAGGAGAAGACGTTTGGTAAACGTCTCGCGAGTAGGATAGAGTTTTAATAAAATGCACTTAAACAAATGAAACGTAAATGATACAGATAACCAAATAAGATGTTCCTCTCTACCGAACTCGTGAAGAATGCGACCTTTTTGGAAAGAATGCAACACATGGATTCGTTGTCGAGCCGTTTCTGTGGTAAGACGTGTGAAGTGTGGGGCTTGTCCTCCAAGTACTTTCCGGGCAAGTTTATGCCCGAAAACACAGACGGATATTTGTGTTTCATGGGTATTTCCCCGGAAAAGTTGAAGACGTCTTATGGTCACGTACACTTTATCGAATTTGGTCACGAACCACTTCCCGACACGGAATACGAAGACGAGGTTGGACTCCTTGATCACATGTATTTGATTTATGGTGAAAAGATTTCCCGTGAAGAACACGATTCGGATGAAAACATTGTCTACGTGTACCCAAGAGTTATCAAGGAACATGATGTCGATTATTGGCTTGAAATCGCCGAAAACAACTGGGGTATCAAGGACCGAAATGGGCTCAACGAATTCATCGAAGATAACGAACTCGAAGATCACGTGGACTGGCAAATGCTTTACGATAATTTGCCCAAGATTTACTACCCAAGTGAGCGTGTCTACTCGGATTACGAGAGTGAATCCGAATCCGAAATCGAGGAAGGTGAAATCATATCCGATGACGAGTCGGAAAACTACAGTGAAACTGAAACCGACAGCGACAGTGAAACGTCTACGGACATCGAACCGCCTTCAAAAAGAAGAAAATACGTCGACTATTCAGACACCGAATCTGAGATCGACGAGACCTAATTGCATCTTTCAACCGTGTTTATGCAGAGCGGGTAAAAATGGATTTTGTGTTAAACATAAACAAGAGGGAGATGCAGTAGACGCGTTAGTTAAACTTAAATCAAGCTTTTAATAAATATTTACAGTATCTTTCATTCAAATTCCCCATAGGCGAATACTCGAAAAATAGGTGGACGAGTGCTCCAGTGAGAACGAGTGCTCGTGTATCTTTCACGAATTTGGTAACACCCGTATATATAAGTAGTGTCAAAATACCTATGAGAATAGCCTCGATGAGAACGAGTGAGAATGGACGCGCAATCATTAAAGTTCACTAAGAAAAAAATACCTAAGTGGTCACTCGGTACATTCTAAAGTATACAATAAAAATCATCATGGCTGAAATCGCGTACCTCACCGACCTTGTTAAGTCTCTCATCGATGAAGTGAAAACGCTTCGCGTGGAGAACCAACAACTTCACGAAGAAGTCAAATCTATCCGGGAAGAAATGAAACCAAAGAAGCGCGTAGCAAAACCAAAGGAACCCACTGAAAAGTGTGTTTGTAAAACCATCAAGGGAACGCCGTGTAAAAACAGTCGTTTACCTGGAAAAGATGTGTGTGCGAAGCACGTAAACGCGAAAGAACCTGTGGCGAGTACGTCTACTACACCCCCACCTCAAAAGAAAGTGAGGACAAAGAAACCGATTGTCAAGAAGGTCGTCCCCGTACATAATCACCCAATTGGGCAACCACCTGAAGAGGGTGTCATTTGTGAACTTTGTGAAACACACGGAGATCTTTTAGATCCAGATATGCCCGATGCAGAATTTGAAGTCGTACCCGTGAACGGACAATCTCTAGAAGAGCGCCTACGTATCATGTTAGAGAGTGAAGGAGAATAAAAAAATAACATGTAATAAGTAAAAATGAGTGACCCTGTACGTAACATGATGTCCCTATTGGATGAGCACAAAACTGCTCTTCCAGAAAATGTATATCTCGAGATGTGTAATGAACTCAAAAAGATGTACGCATCTGGAGATACGGTCCGTGATAATTATATATTGAATCTTACAAATGACTATCTAGGTCTCATGGAACAAAACGAAACACTCCGAAAAGAAATCACACAAATGAAGCGTGATCTCGTGCGCGCGAGAATGGCACGCTTCGATGACGTATCCGTTCCCGTGTCTAACTCTCGGACGTTTTTAGAAAATTTATTGGGTGCTTCTAATGTAAATCAAACAGAATTGACACACGAAGACATTCCTTTACCACCCCTTCGTATTAGATTTTAGATGACTAATTGTTTCTCGTGACCAACTTTGAGTGTAGTGTTTACGATCACATCGTATCCCGCATCTGTAATGTTTTTACAGAACGCCACATCTTCGGAGCACATATCTCGTACGAGTGTTCCATCTTCTCGTTCTATTTCTTGTAATGGATAAGAAAAATAAGGATACTTTAATTTCTCTAAAACTTCTCTTCGTATCGCCATAAAACCCATACCATTGTATGCGACTTTCATGTATTTAGGTGCACCTTCAAGGTCTTCAAGACGCAAAAATTTAAATGAGCCATATTTTTTAAAGTAGTCCAAGTCCCAATTCTTCACGGCCGCGTAGTGCTTTAGGTCAGTCATTCTGTACACACCAGAGACTACCGGGTGTTTATCGGTGTCTTCGATGAGTTCTATGATTTGTTCTGGTATGAAAAACATATCACTATCTATGGTGACCCATACGTCATAATTTATGTTTCCACCAAATGGCTTTTGTTCGGAACCTCTCAATACATCGAGACCGAGTGTTTTCATGCGAGCAAATGACACGAAACTACTATATTCATTTACCAATGCTACCTTGTACCCCCTTTTCGTCAGTTCTAAAAGTGTTTTAGACCAGTTCATGAGAAATGACCCGGAGAATGTTCTTCCCGGAAAGGCTACGATCACACTCTTCATTACATGAAACTATATAAAAGTCTTTAATAATATTAAGATGCATCATCTCGTGCGAATGTTCTACTTTGAGATGAAGAGACAGCTCGCGCATACGATAATCACAGAG